TTTTTCGTAAGGATACAGTATATCCTGAAAAGCAATTATCCGAATAAGATTCTCCCATACAGCGTAATAGTCCGGTTCAGGAAGCGGAACCGGGACAAAAACAGTATAATGAAGAAATTATTTCTGCCATGAAGAATATCATTTCGGCATGTACTTTTTCTGCTGTGGATCCTGATTCTCTTGCATCTTTTGACTTGGAATATATCTTTCTAAAACTAAGATCCAAATCTGTTGGTGAGATCGCCGAACTTTCTTGTAAGTGTTCTAAATGTGAAGCATTCACAAAGACAACACTTAACCTAGAGGAAATTAAATTTGATCTGGATCCTAAAAAGGATAAGATTATCATGCTTACAGAAAAAATTGGCATTAACATGAAATACATTCAGGTTAGAGATATGACTGTTCTCATGAATGAAAACCGCGATAGAGGAGATATGATTACAGATGTTGTTATTGCAAGTATCGCTAGTATCTTTGATGAAAATGGTGTATATCCTTCAGAACAAACATCACGAGAAGAAATGGATACATTCATCAACTCTCTGAATAGACAACAGATGAATCTCATTGAGACCTTCATTGCAGAAGCGCCAAAGCTTACTCATAAGATTAAATTTGTGTGTAAGTCATGTAAAGAAGAAAATATCATTGAGTTAAGTGGAGCTCAAAGTTTTTTCGAGTAGCCCTCTCACATGAGGGCTTAGTAAACTACTACCAAACTAATTTCGCCCTAATACAGCATCACAAATATAGTCTTACCGAATTAGAAAATATGATGCCTTGGGAGAGGGAAATTTATCTATCTTTATTGATAAATCATATCAAGGAAGAAGATGAGAAAAATAGGAAAAATAAATAAACCCATATAAATAACTATATGGCTGCTGCTTCACATATACAAGCAAGTTTACTAGGAATCATTGATGCGATAAAAGATAGTAATCGCATTACTGATTCCATTGCTGCATCTATAAAGACTTCTGGTGGCAGCAATTCTTTAATAAATAGACCTGCAACGGATGATTTACATGTAGATGTTGCTAGAGGTCTACTAGAAATATCTAATATTGCTGCATCTATAAAGACTTCTGGTGGCAGCAATTCTGTAATAAATAGACCTGCAACGGATGATTTACATGTAGATGTTGCTAGAGGTCTACTAGAAATATCTAATATTGCTGCTATACTTAGAAGCACTAATGAAATTGGAAAGAACATACTAGCATCTTCCATAATGGTTGCAGAAAGAATCAATGTTCTTAAGGATGCAATTCTTAATATGAAAGTGGTTGGGAAAGTCGTAAAACCAAGTAAGATTTTTGATGTTTCTCCTATGAATGATGAGGAAGAGGAATCTAAAGGGTCGAAACCCACGATGAAACCAGCAAAATCCCGTTGGTCAGGAATGTATGTACCATCAATTTTAGATAGAGATGAAAATACTAAGGAAAAGAAGGAAAAGAAAGGAAAATCTTCATCTGCAATTGATTTTTCATCTTTAAGAAGTATAAGAGATACAATTACTTCTGGTGGTCTATTAAAAGGGCTGGCGATAAACATCACACCACAATTTGTTATCAATTCTTATATAAATGGTATTCAAAAATTAATTAATGGAGTAAAAAAACTTGATGTTGGTGATGCAGACACAAAAATAAAAACAGTATTAAAATTAGGAAATGCTCTATCACAACTTCAAAATTTAAAACTTATAAAAGTATGGTTGGCTGTAAAATTATTACCTACTATAACTAATGGAATAGTTGCTGGAATCGCTCCTTTGAATGAGATAACTAATGATGCCGTTATGAGGGCTCAATGGGTTGGAGAAGTATTAGAAAAAATATTCAGACCACTCAAAAGCATTACAACTTCTCTAATAAAAGGTGGGGTTAGTTTAGCCCTTATTGCGGGTTCTCTCGCTCTTGCCGCATATTCTTTCAAACAATTTGGTGGTATTGATTGGGCAGCAGTGCTTGCTGGTACTGCTGCAATGGGAGCTGTTACTGCAATGGCATATGTTATAGGCAAAATGCCAATTGTATCTTTGATACAAGGGATTGCGGGACTAGCCCTTATTTCAGGTTCTATCGCATTATTAGGATATTCCTTAAAACAAATGCAAGGAATTGAATGGGGAACTTTTGGCAAAATTGCTCTTGCTATAGGAGAAATGATAGCAGCATATGCCCTCTTGGACGTAGCTGTTGAAGTAATTGCACCAGGAATTGTGATATTGGCAGCGGTATCCGCATCATTAATAGGTCTTGCTTTTTCATTAGAAAAGTTACAAGAAGTTGATTGGGCTACAATTAGTGCTGCTGGTGCAGGTCTTCTCTCTATTGGTGCTGGAGCGATGGCATTAACAGTAGGACTCCCTGGATTACTATTAGCACCAGTAGCACTTTATGCATTCGCTAAAGGTATGAAGTGGCTATCTGGAGCATTAGATAAGGATGAATTAGTTCTTATATCTTCCTTTTTTACTAAATTAACAGAACTTACAAAAAATGTAGATGATACAAAACTTTTTGGTGTGGCAAAAGGTATTGGCTCATTAGGATTAGCCCTTGCAGCATTTGGAGTAGGATCAGCAATCGACGGCATCGTTGCATTCTTCGGTAAGTTAGTGGGAGAAGAAAATCCCATTGATAAACTTATTAACTTAGGAAAAGAAGGTAGCGGAATAACAGCAGCGGCTGATGGACTTTTGCGTATAGCCGATGGTCTATCAAAAATAGGAGCTGCAGCGGCTGGTCTTGATGCACTTAATAAGTTAGATACAAAAAAACTTGAGGAAGTTGCTAAATTCCAAATGGCTGTGGCTGCTGGATATACTTCAGATAAAGATTATGCTGATCATAATTATAACTGGAGAGGCGCAGTAGAAGGATATAATACAAAAACCGATATCTTAACTGGGGATGCTAGTGTTAGTGCAGCAAGAGGTGGAAGTGGTACTGGAGTCGCTATTATCAACAATAACTATGGCGGTAATACTAATGTGAATTCAAGTTCTAATAATACAAATAATAGCGTCATTGTTCCTCCTATTGCTGGAAGTGGAATAGGTTTGCTTTATGGTCAATGATGTCGATTGTTATAAATGAACATATCAAACTCTTCAGTTGATTGAATACCTTCTAGTTCAAACATTATAGAACCATGAACATCATAAAAGATACAGTATGGAATACCTTTTATTTTTGCAGCTAGTACTGTTTTGATATTATCATAATTATCAACATCAATAATTTGAAGTTCTGTTGGAGTTCTATCACAATACTTCTGAAGTACCTGTTGATATTTCTTGCAATCTTGACAATTCAGAATGGTAAAAAATTTGATGAGGAAGATCATATCCAATATATATGAAAAATGCCGCTCTTGCATTTTATAGCAAGAACGGCATTTATTAGTTTATTAACTTATCAACCCTTGGCGAGTTTAGAAAAATATGAAAGTGATGAATCATCAGCATCTTCTACGGGACTAATATCAATCTCATCTGTATCATCATCTTCATAGGAAGATTGAACAGACTCCTTAGCTGGAGCGGACGCAGCCTTTCCAAGAACGGCTGCTGATACTGTATTTACACTGGATTGACCAGACATAACAGATGTATCAACTTCTCCCATAACAAGTAGAAACTTCTTCTTGAGTTCATCATAAGACTTAAACTTATCAGGAGCAACCAACTCTGTAAGAGAATATAGCCCATCATAAAGATCCTTTTGACGTTCTTCATCGCCAGCAAAAACTTCGGAAGGCTCATCGAATGTAGACCTATCATAAGAACGTTGAGCCGCTACATTTTGAATTTTCAATCGAAAATTAGCACCACCCCAAATATCAAATGGGTCGATTGCAACATCACCAGGAAACTCGGGTTTAATTTTTGCAATAATCATATTGAAAATCTTACTTCCATATCGAAAAATAAATGTCTTACCATCATTTTCTGGATTTGTTGGATCGGATACAACCAAAATATTAGAGTAATAATTTAAATTGCGCTTACGCCCTCTCACACCATCTTGTGATGCTTTATCACCCAAATTCCACTTGGCTGTATTGTATTCCGAAGCAAAATCCGGAGCACCATCTAGTGTTGTTCGACTGTTCTCAATGTACCACTTTCCGTTTGCTTCATTTTTGAATCCATGGGACCACAAACGGACGAATGCTAAATCTTCGCCAGCTTTTGCGGGAAGAAAGCGAATGATAGCAAATCCACTACCAGATTTATCTACGGACGGTTTCCACATTCTATCGTCAACAGAATATGATTTTGCGGGGTTTGTAATTTGTTCGGCAGCACCTTTTAGTTTTTCCAGTGCTTTGTTCCGATTTGCTTTTAACTGATCAAATGTATTAGACATGTTATTGTATTGTTATTGTATTGTATTGTTATTGTATTGTTGTATTTTCTACTTTGAAATTATAACATAGTTATCTACTGGTGTAAACAACTTAATTATAAGTTCTCTGTATTTTTCTAAAAGCATTTCTGATTTTAGAAAAGGTTTGTATTGCATAATCTTATAGGAAATATCATTAATAATTCCTAAAGGGTCTGCAATATTTTTATTTATATCTTTCGTAAACCCAATCAAAGTATCCAATATAACCAGAGTCTCTAAGGAGATATCTTCTCTTTTATATAAAGAATATATTAATGGAAAATCTGATCTATCTTTAGAAGTAAAGGCATCATCAAAGGAAAATCCTTTTTCTGAACACATATCTAAAAGTTTATTCATATCAGACTTAAATGTGTAATCAAGTCGCTGAATCTTTGCTAAAAAAACTTGATAGCTTTCATCACACGTATCACCAATCCAGTCTTTACCATCAAGTATATTAGCAAGAAAATATAGAATCAATTCATTTTTCTTGGAATACTTCTTTGATAGTTTTTCAAGAGTCCATTTATTTTTCAACTCATTGGAACTACCGATTTTTAATCTTGGCCCTCTAAAGTCATATTTAAATGCATCTAATTTAGAACTAGTTTCAAAATGTAATTTTATTGACATATATATTTGCCATACATCTTCTGGATGCATTCGAGTAACATCATTAGTCAGAATGATCACAGAAATTCAAATAAGTCTCCTGATTTTGGCAACAAGCAATTTTTCATTGCTTCTGCTTCCAATTTATTTTTCAGAGGACCCGTAATCAACTTTGCAATATCTTCTGGTTCAATATTCAGTTCTTCACAGATGCTAATAATCGCTTCTGAATATCCAAGACCTTCATCATGGACAAGAGCTTCTGTACGAGCGATAAGATCAGCTTTAGTAATAATGGGAAGAATTTTTTCGATTTCTGTGTTCATAATTTGTGTTCTAAGATTTTGAGTAATATACAATGTTCATTGAATCGTCCATTGGCTTTCTTTTTGACTGCCTTAATTTCATCAAGGACATTATCAACCTTTTTTGGACTTGCTGATAACAATTTTGCAATAATATCAGCGGGTTTGCGAAGTCCTATTGTATAGCTAGATTCAATATCCCAATCAAGCAGACCAGAACCTTTAACTCCGAAACCAGCAGATCCCTTTGCAATATATACTGTCAATCCTCTAGTCTTTGAATTAAATACATATAGTTTATAAGATCCAGGAATTCTTGTGGGGGCAATTGAATCAAGAGAATATTCAGAAGAGTTCAATTGATATTGAAGTTTTGCAACTTGAGCAATACTAGA